TACTCAGTGATTCTATCTGGATAAAAGTATCAAACCTCTTGCAAAAATACGATCCATTTGTTATAGTGGATCACAATAAGATCAAATCTATTACAGTACAGAATTTATGAGCAAGTTATTCGACTCGGAAATAGTCCAGAAAGAAATGGATGAAATGACATCCACTTATATGGATCTCATGATGAAAGTTCCATACTTTGCTGTCATGGATAGAGAGCAAAGAGAAGAGGTAATAGATGGTCTAGAACTACTAGTCGATAGGCAAGAAACCCTATATAGTAGGGCATACCTTATGGATGATGAGGATAGTCAACTCGTCAAAGATAATTTTAAAAATGCTGCCAAGGAGTTAGGTGTACCAGAAGAAATGGTAGGTCTACCTATTTTTAAAAAAGCAAGAGAGGTACTGCATGACATGAGAGATAACCTTGACAAGCTCTTATGAATACTGTATAATATAAACAATCCTACAATACAACTAATACGGAGAATACACATGTCATTTGCTGCATTAAAAAAGCAAGGTTCTTTGCTTGATAAACTCAACAAAGAAATTAATAAGACCGAAGTTACTTCTGGTTTTATAGATGATCGCCTTTGGAAACCACAAATGGGTAAAGAAGGTATCGGCAGTGCTGTCATCAGGTTTCTACCACCTGCTAAGGGTAACGAATTACCTTGGGCAAAGGTATGGAGTCATGCATTCCAAGGACCAGGTGGATGGTACATTGAGAACTCATTAACTACAGTAGGTCAGAATGATCCTGTTGGTGAGTTAAATAGATCACTATGGAACAGTGGTTTAGATTCGGACAAAGAAATAGCACGCAAACAAAAGCGTAAGTTATCATACTACAGCAACATCTATGTTATCAAAGATGCTGCATCTCCCGAAAACGAAGGAAGAGTATTCCTCTACAAGTATGGTAAGAAGATACATGATAAGATTATTGCAGCAATGCAACCAGAGTTTGAAGGTGAAGAACCAATCAATCCTTTTGATTTCTGGCAAGGTGCTGACTTTAATTTAAGAATCAAAAAGGTTGCAGGTTTTTGGAACTATGATAGTTCTACTTTCGGTAGTGTCTCTCCACTAGGTGGATTTGATGATGCTAAACTAGAGAGTATCTACAATCAAATTCATGATCTTAATGAGTTCACAGGTGCATCTAACTTCAAGACATACGATGAACTTAAGGCAAGATTAGATCTAGTTCTTAAGGGCACTGCTACTAGAAGAGTAGATGAAGAGGAACTAGAGAATGAGATCGCTGCAAAGATGGAATCAAAACCAAGTCCTTCTGTTGCATCACCTTCTATAGCAACACCATCATCTGTTAATACTGATGAAGATGCCTTCAGTTACTTTGATCAATTAGCGAACGAAGAGTTTTAGGTACATACTGATACACATTAAAAAGACCCTACTATTAATAGGGTCTTTTTTAATTGTTAAGATTTTTAACAGTATAGATAATGTTAGGAGGTAAAGACAAATGTTACGTATCAATGTATCTTTCAATAGACCAGAAGTTCCAGAATATGATGAAGAAATCCATAATCCAGAGAAGGTCTTTGCTCTCCTGTGTTATAGAGGTGTATACTATGCTAAGTGGGTCATATTGAACCCCTTTGGTATAATAGATTGGAATCTAAGAAATCCCCGAAAACGAAATTGACCTTTTAGTTTCAAAAAACGGGGGAAAAAAATCTGGGCAATTTTTCGTCAAAAGGGTCGATTAGGTATTTATACCTAGTTGACTCTTTTTTAGTTATTAGACAAACGAAGTGTTTCTGTTCTAAACTCGGTACTTGGTGAATATCTCATTTCTTCTATAAAAAGTTGATTGAACTGTGGTATTAAATCTGGTTTTAACAGTAGAATCTCTCTTTTCTTTTCATTCTTGTCTATTTCATAACTGTAGTTTGAAACAGATACTCTAGATTGCAATTTAGGTAAAGTTGTACCTTCTGGAGTAATAAACTGAAATTGTTCTGGTACTTTAGTGCCTTCTTCTAGTATTATATTACCATTATGGGTTTGCTCTATAGTTTCATAGTGATGTATACCCTCAGGGTTTTGGTACTTATAATTTACAAACTCATCTAGTGCACTTTTTGATTTTGGCCAATCTTCATAGAAATTTACCATATTATTAATTAATAGTATAGTCCAATCATAACCAGGATCATTATATAAGTCAAATGATATAGTATCTGGTCTAGCACCATCTTCTATAATATAATCATCAAATACAGTTACTCTACCTTTAACTTTATCTACTAGTTTAATTCTAGAGAATATATTCTTAATAGTAATCCACTGCCCATCATATGGGTTTTTTGTGTATTTGAGGTATAGTAGATTTGGTATTTTAGAGAAATATGCCATGTTATGTACCGTATAATGAGTTATAATCTCTTAATGCACTTAGATAAGCTGCCTTACCATCTCTACCAGTTCCAAAATCACTTCGTACTGGTCTAGGTGGTGTATAAACTGCACTTACATCAACATCACTTTCTTGTGCTTCTATCCATCCCCACTCTGCTGCAGTTGCAGTATCCTCAATCTCATGAATATCTTGTCTTGTCATTGTGGTCATTTCAGAGAATGTTAAACTTAATCTAACTGCTTGTACAAAGTTATTAGGAGTTAGTGATAAAACATTATCTGGAGTGTAATTTACAGATACATTAGTCAATGCACAATATTTAGTTTGTGGTAAAAATTGTGATACATCTTTTCTACCTGATTGTACTATTCTGAAGATATAGGGATATTCTAAGAATAAACTGTTATTTGTACCACTTCTTCTACTACTAGGGTGCATACCCATTTTAAAGAATTTAATAATATCTTTAATATCTTGTTCCTCTGTTTTATTTCTTGCTGTCATTATATAATCAAAACTAAATTCACGAACATTCATTTTCTCAAATGTTTGCATTGTATTATCATTAAATGTAACTCCAAATGCACCACCTAAAATAGAGTTTAAATTTACACCTTCAGTTGCAGGTGCTTGGTTTAATGCATCTTTTATAAAGGTATCAAATAAACTATTAGCAGCAGTTACACCAGCAGCACCTATTGCATTACCTGCACCACCTAATGCAGCACCAAGAGCACCAAATGATACTTTATTCCAGTTAGCACTATACTTATATTCTAATGCAGATGGTATATACAGTTTAACACAACCTAAAGAACTATTTGCTGGTATATCAGTATTTCTATCAAAAGTTGCAATACCTGTTTGAGTTCCTTCACTTTGAATTCTTTGTTGAGTTTCTGCTGATAAATTTTGCATAAGATCAGCATTATTTGCTACTAAGTTAGATGTTGCACCAGAAAGCATATCTCTAATACTTTTAACACCTAGAGATTGTGCCTTATTATAATCGTATGCATAGAAATTGAGATAGTATCCAGTTTTCTCAACTGATCTAGGATATGATAATTTTGCGTATGCCATTAGATTTGTACTTTTTTAGCACTGACGAATTTATTACGACTATCATAAAACTGTTCCAAAGGTAATACTGCCATTTCTAGCACGTCAGATTCTGGAATCTTAAAGAATAGGTTGTCTGCCTTGTCTATAATATATCTATGCCATATAGATCTAGGTATATTAGGACTATTCTTATTTATTATCTTTTCTGCTAAATTTACTCTGTTCTTTGCTTCCATATAGTGTAAATTTGCTCCATAGAACCCATCAGGGGTAGGATCACCTACAATTACCATTGGATATCTATCCCAGTGATCTAATCTTTTAAGAAATTTTGGTTTATATTCAAAAAGGTAAAATTCACCTCCAGAAACGTTATCTACTGCTTCATCAAAGAGGTAGTTAAATGCTTCCGTTCTTTGTCTTGCTCTATTTGTTATTCCTTTTTCTTTTATTGTAGTAAGAATACTCATACCTTTAGTTCTTTTTCTGTTAGTATCTTAAACTGCATATTTCTCGATTTGCAGTATTTTTCTGCTGCTTGCCATTTTGCTTCATTAATTGCATATCTAGTAACTTCTGTAAGGTACTTTTTAGTCACTCTTGACTTTTTAATTGGTGGTTCTGTCTGTTTTGCAGGTTTTACCTCAATAACATACTTTGCTGTAGTACCAATTGTGGTACGACACTTTACATAGAAGTCAGGAAAGTACCTATGAACTCTTTTATCAACGGGAGAACGATATGGTATAAAGAACTCTTCAGAACCCCATTCCATTATATTTGAGTTCAAATCACACCACTGCATGAACTTTCTTTCCCATAATGACCTATAAATTACATTAGTTGGATCACCTTTGTACTTTCTAGGGTTAGTTGGTCTATACTTTCCAGAATATGCCATATAAATATAAATAAACCGTCTATAGACCTATTTAGATGAAAATATCAGATATTAGAACACATATAATAGG